TCATCTAATTCTTCTGCTACTGGTAAAAATAAAAACTCATTTGTTCTTACCGTAGATTCTGTTATAGAACCATCAGCATGCATAACTGTAGCTGGCTGCCATGTTGGCAATCCTGCACTTGATTCTACACTAAATTCAAGTGCTTCTATAAAATCTATTGAATCTTTAAAAGCATTTCTATAGATGCTTATTCCGTTAAATACAAGTGGCTTCATTACCATTTGCCTATTGGACAACGAGATTCTTCTAATTTTACTTTAAGCTTCATAAAGCAACCACACATCTTGCATTGCTTAGTTACTTTAAGTAGTTCTGGACATTCTGTGCATATTGCATAACGACGTTGCGCTTCTTCCTCAGTGGCTTTTGGCGCATCATTATTAAGTAAATCCCAAGGTTTTGTATCACGTACTTTATTTTGTGATTCAATAGTTCTTTTTTTTAATTCTTCTATTAGTTCTTTATCTTGAATTATTAATTCAAAATTCTCTGTTGGAGAATCTAATAACTTCCATTTATCTTCTGTCATTTGTTTTCCTTCGTTTTTATATATTATATCACTCTAAGCATGGGTCTACAGAGCCTACACATGCACTATCTACAGTAAAGTTGCATGAGCAGCCAACGCAACCTGATGGCTCACAGAAGTCTGTTGTGTAGTATTCGCGCAAGAAGTACTTCTGTCTGTATCCGCCAGGAGTTTCGAAACATCCACAAGTAAACAACTGATTTGATGTTAGTGCCGAATAGCATGTTGTACACGCTGGAGGGGTTGGAGTTGGAGTCGGCGTAGGTGTAGGAGTTGGTGTCGGTGTAGGAGTTGGTGTCGGAGTTGGGGTTGGAGTTGGGGTTGGAACTGGAACTGGAGGAGCAACGGGCGTTACGGAGTTTGAAGCTGCAGAGTATTCACTCGTTGTTCCATAAGAAGTTTCTGTTCTTACTTGAAAAGTATAAGAAACACCATTGGTTAAACCTGTAACAGTTATTGGTGAAGATGTGCCTGTTGCAACAATGCTTCCTGGAGTTGAAAGTACACGATACGTTACAACTCCACCCTTACCAGTATAAGTTGGCGTAGTAAAAGTAAGACTTGCTGTTGTGTTTCCAGCCGTGGCAGTACCAACCGTTGGCGTACCTGGGATTGAACCACCAGCTGCAAGTCCTCCGATTGATATTGGCATTAGGCGCTCAAATCTCCAATTAATACCCAAGTATCAGTTGCTCTTTTTATTAAGACTGCTCCTGACCACTGTGCACGTAGTTTTAATCCAGGTGTTGCGTTGACTGTTACACCTACTGCACCAGCAACAGTTGTTTGTCCTGCACCAGTTTGTATTATTGTTATTTGCGTGCCGATAGGAAATGCAACAGAAGAGTTCAAAGGAACTGTTAGTGTTGTTCCAGAGGCATTGTTCATTTCTACAATCTTGCCATCATCACCCAGAACAAGCGTATATGCACCTGCTGTAGAATTTGTAACAATATGATAAACAACATTATTTGTAACGGCTATTGCAGTGGCAGTTGCACTTCCAATATCTGGGGTTGTTAAAGCTACTGATGCAGCAATCTTATTCGTTGTTACTGCAGCTGTAGAAATTTTTGCTGCTGTAATAGCGTTATTTGCTATGTCTTCTGTGCCTATTGCACCAGCATCAAAGTTGCCACCTGCAGACATAGTTTCAACAAAGTTCTTTACTGCAGTAAAGTTACTGTTCATTTCTGGTGCGTCAATAACTTCACCATTATTAAATGTATTAGGAATGGTTAACGTTGCCATTACTTTTGACTCCTTACTTTTCGTCTCTTAAATTTATATGCGATTGAATTTATTCCCCATTGTCTGCCGGCAAAACCAGATGTTGTCACGGCACTTGGCCCATGGAATTTTAATTGAACAGCCTTTGCTCTCTTTAATCTTCCACCTCGTTGAATACCTTCTTTGAGGTCGCTTTCACCAAAGGCTCCTGTACCAAATACTCCAGTTCCCCATAGTGCTCCAGTGTCAATTGGGTCTAAGGTAATAGTATGGTTGGTTACTGAATTTTCAGTATTAAAATCATGATAAACATCAACTTCAACTTCAGTATCTAAGTCAACTGGACGAACAACATACAAACTTCTTACAAAAGTTTTGTCTTGTACATAGCGGTCATCATAGAACCACGGTGTAACAAATATCGTATCATAATTACCTAATTCATTTCCAGCTGGAATGTCATCCATTGTATTTTGCGGAATATCATCTGAATATTCAAACTCATCAACATACATAATATATTTAAAACTATCATTTGGATTAATCATTAGATGCCAGATTTCACCGTTGCCATCTGTCCAGTCACATCCAGACAAAAGACCATAACCAGTGATTGGAACTGGAGTTGCAGCTTCTGCCCAAGTTGCTGATTGATACATAGTAAATGCACCATTTTGACCAATAGACGGGTCAAATATAAAATTCATATTTGGATAATCAACAGCTACACCAGTCGGATTAGTCGTAGAACTATTAGTATCTGCAGTAAAATCAAATGGAGCTGACATCCATACTCTATCATTTACATAAGATAAAGTTAAATCATATAGTCTATTAGCATTTATTCTATTAGTATCGATTGTTGGTTTTAAGCGGCTAAAGATATCTTGAATACCGTTGCGATTATAGAATAGTAATCCGGCTGGATAATCAAAAAAGTATGCTCCACCAGTACCTTCAACAACATGTTGAGGGTATTGAATACCAAGATTTGTTGACAATTCTACAAGTTGGAATGAATCAACATCATAACCCATTAACAAATAAATTGCTTTTGGTTTAAATATTAACAATTGTCCATCAACTATTGCAAGTCCACGAATACCTTCGCCTCCAGCAACAATGTCAATGTAGTCATCTTGAAACCAATCTTCTGGTCTATTTTCATGTGACCAACGAATTCTGTTTGGATGGTCAACTAGAGTTGGTGTGGCATCGTCGTTTAATTCTTTTGTATTTGCAACAAACAATTTATTTGCGTGTGCTCTTGCATGTTCTGCTCTTGGCATATAGCCACCAACTGGATTTTGATAAGGCTGCCATGTTGGACCAGATGCAGTCAGTGCTGTAGCATAAGTATTGGTTTGATTCCATTTATACATTTGGCTTGCGTCTTTGCCAATAGCCATGTAGATTGTATCTAGCCACTGTGTAACGCTTGCACCATTTGTTGACTTAACAGCAATATCATTACCAGAAGAGTATTGTATTGTTGAGAAGTTACTGCCAGATGATTGATAAACTTTTCCATCTGTCGGCCCTACTGTTTCATAACCAGTATTTAATATTATTCTTGGTGACGTAGCATCTTTATAATTAAAAAGCCCTTTGGGGTTCCAGTTACCACTAACTTGTGTGGTGTGCTTCTTTCTGTATGCGGCGCGTGTGAAAGCGCCACCACGTGGGTCAACATCCATATTAAGAATGAACGGTGATTCATTATCTCTTAACTGGAACTGGTCAGCACGAAAGTTAAGTCCACCAGTAAAGTCTCTTTTTTGGTCAAAGAGAATTTGAGCCATATTATAATGCTACTCCTAATGGATATGGGGCACCTGGTAACACACGTAGATTTGGAGTGTCACTCCACCACCAGTCATATGGAGTAAGTTGTAATCCACCAGACATAATAAGTTGTCTGTTGCTTGATGGTGCAGTCAAGTTTCCTTGAATAATTGCAATTGCTTTTTCAAAGCTACGCATATATTCATTTGACATCTCTGGGTCTTCTTGGAATTGGAAGATGCGCGCCATAACATAATTAATTAATGGAAGCTGTAGTGTTGGAGAAATATCTATTGGTGTATTTTCGTCTGAGAACCACTCTAATGATGGCACTCTAAACAACGTTTGGTTTTGGCCAAAGATTTAATTGTCCAGCCCAAATAGAAAAGTATGCAGGAATATCTGCTTGGTCTTGTGAGCCAACCCAAATTGATTCTGCTCTAGCTTGGTCAATATAGACCAAAGCATTTCCTTGACCGTTATTGCCAGACGATGGACCATTATTTATTACAGCTGTTATTTGCTGAATATCTGTTATTGATTTTACAGAAAGAGAAGATGGTTGTGATTGAGCAAAGGTTGTATATGGTCTTTGATTAGCAGTTGTGCTAAAAGTATATGTTGTTTGGTAGTACGGCCAACGATTGCTTAGTGCTACAACTTTTTGAAAACCTTCTTTAATAAATCCATTAACAAGGTCAGTTGAAATATCATCATTTTCACTAAAACCAATGTCTAAGTCAGAAAGTTCGCCAATAAACGTACGCATCTGTGATAGCGTAAGATTGGCATTAGAAAAGTTTATAGCCATTTATAGCTCCTATTCCGCTACTGTAACTTCTTCTTCTTTAGGTGCTGGAGTTTCTTCTTTAGCCTCGAGCATCTTATT